ATTAGATTCTCCTATGGGGTTTCATTGTAATATTATTTAGCGGTTTTTTCTAAAACGGACTGGTTATAAGCCCATAAAAAGGGGTCGAAAAGGGACGCATAAATAGCATTATGCCGCGTCCTTTGTGTGTTTGCGGGTTTAGACCCGCAGCTATTAATTATTATAAAAACAACAAACCTTATTATCGCAAAAAATGCGAAGTATGCTTACGAGGTGGTGTTGCTAAAGGTATACCTAAATGGTATCAAGACGGCTTCAGACTAAAACCTATATGTGACAAATGCGGTTTTAAAAGTAAGCACAAAGAACAGTTTAACGTTTACCACGTAGATGGTAATATGAATAATAACCGTCCTATTAATTTAAAATGCGTATGCGCTAATTGTCAACGCATTTTATCTAAAGAAGGATTTAATTGGCGACGAGCTGATCTTCAACCAGATTTCTAATCTGGGCAAACAGATCATCAATAGTGCCGTTGTTATCGATAGTATTGTCAATAGCACCACCGACCCATGCGGTCTCTGAAGCATGAATTTTTCTTTGCTCCATACGCATTTTGCTTATAGCCCAGCTCATGTTTTGCGGGCCAGCGTTCATGTTAACAGCATCTTGATACCATTCTGGATCATCGCCGCGTTTAACTCTAACTACAATGCCTCCGGCATTGTGAATAGCTTTGATTTCGTTAGGAAATCTAACATCGCTGATTACAATGTTATCTTTAGTTTTACGCATCTTGTTTTCAAGACTGGCAATCCAGATATCGTCATGAAATCCGTTTCGACAAACTTCAGTACCCCAATACTGTAGAATCCATCTTGGAGTTAGATTAGGCTTATTCAATCTTTCTGCCCACCAAGGATCTACTTGTTCTCGCCACTCACGAGCTTCTTTAGTCCTACCTTCTAATAGAACTCTGTCCCAGCCAAACACAGCGGCTACAGCATCTTTTAGTGTGTTAGCAAATGAATCTCGTCGAAATCCGTGAAAGTTAACTAGGTAATCTGCGGCAGTATCCTTGCCTGAGCCAATAAATCCGACGAATCCAATAATCATAGTATCTCCTGCTGATACTATATTTTATACGTTTTTACTTAGGTTGTCAAATTTTTATACGCCATATTTGTTGCGTTTTGGCTTAGCTACTGGACTAGTTTTATAAGTAGTCTTTAATTCTTCGCTGTTCATATTGCCATGATTTAAATCGTCGTGTACTGCGCCAGCAACTTGATAGGCTATTTTTAACATGTCTGCTTCTTCTTGTGTATACGGAAAAGCAGCTCGTTTTTTACCTATCCAACTCTTGGCATCAATGTCAGGTTTCTTTTTACCGTCAGTAGAAGCAGCAGCCATTCCCACGCGAAACATTGTATAATCGCTGTTAGCTCTTTCAGCATCTCCAAAAAGATGAACGCCTCTAGTAGCTTGGTTCTGGCGCTTGGTCATTTTACCTTGCTTGATTTTAGCTTCGCTGATAATTTCGTAGACTTTCATGTTAACCTATAATAAATGTATAACCAGTGCCGCCAGAAACATAAGTTTCGAGTTCTTTGTCTAATTTTTCAATTTCTTCTTTACTAGCTGACTTTAAATCAGCACCGTTTAATTGTGTGCCGCCCTGCGGGCCAGCAATGTTAGCAAATTTACTACGAGCTTCTCCTAAAATACCTTTACAGATAGCCAGTGTATAATCTTTAATCCATTGTCCAGCGTATACATCATTAATTAAATTAAAGTCAGGACGATAATTGTAACAGCGAAGCATCACAGTTTCTTTTTCTGTAAATGGACGTTGTAGCATACGCCATGTGTGGCTGTGCGGTATCCATTGAAATTCTATATAGCTACCAAACATACGTCCTACCATTTCTTGATACTGTGAAAAGAAATCATAAGTTGCAATACCGCCTAACATTGTACTATTAAGCAAATATGTGTTAGTGTAAGCTAAGTTGAACGGTTCAAAGTTTGTACCCGTTCCTCCTCCAGTTCTACTGCCCAGCGTTCTACGGAATGCTGAACGCACTTCAATAACTTCGTCAGGTAATTTGTAATCGTTAACATCTTTTTCTAGCTCTAAAAACATGTAACTTTCTTCTACAGCATTAGGGCTACGCTGTCTAAATCTAGTCAATGTTTTAGTAAGAGCAGTTTCATAATGAATGGGATCAAGCTCTATATCGATCATTCCGTCGCCCAGCATGGCACGAACATAATCGTATATTTTTTGGCGCTCTACTTGTACATTAATTTCTGACATTTGAATCTCCCGTATTATTTATCGCTAAATATTATACTATGCCGCGTTTATCACTTTACCGCCCAGAAAAGGGCAACGATTACAAATTTATTGACCGCCAAGCCAGTGAAATGTTTACTGTTGGAGGCACAGACATATATGTACACAAATACATAGGTCCGTTAAATCCCACTGACGAAAATGCCACAGCAGATCAGCCACAATACGCAGAAATAAAAGAAACAAACATTCAAGATTTGCTGTTTTTAGAAAACAGAGATCGCAAATACGATTCTTCTATATACAAAATTAGAGGTGTTTACAACGTACAAGATATTGATTTTAATTTGAGTCAATTTGGACTTTTTATTGATAATGACACGCTTTACATGACTGTACATATCAATGATTTTATTAAAACTGTTGGGCGTAAGCCATTGAGCGGCGATGTACTAGAAATACCTCATTTAAAAGATGAGTTCGCGCTGAACGAGGCAGATGTAAGCTTGCCAAGATATTATGTTATTAGTGATGTTGGTCGGGCAGCAGAAGGTTTTAGTCCAACATGGTACCCTCATTTATATAGATTAAAACTAACAAAAATCAGCGACAGTCAGCAGTATAAAGATATTTTTGATCAAAAAATTGTCGACCCAGTTACTGGTGATGAGACTAATCAGACACTAAGAGATTTACTAAGCACCCAACAAAAGGCTTTGAGTATTAATGATGCTTTAATTGCTCAGGCAGAAGCAGATGCTCCAAAAAGTGGTTACGAAACACAGCATTTCTTTACTCTTGCTATAGATGAAAATGGTAGAGCAGCATTAGAAACTGTAGATGATTCATCAACTCCGCCTGATGCTAGTTCAACTGTGATGGATACTAGTAGAATTGTTAAGAGGCCAAAACGTAGTGGTTATCAAGGTTACTTATTAGGTGATGGCATTCCAGACAACGGCGTAGATTTTGGACACGGAATTCAATTTCCTCAGACTCCATTAGAAGGTGATTATTTTTTACGTACAGACTTTTTACCAAATCGACTGTTTAGATTTGATGGTACAAGATGGATTAAGAGAGAAGATGCTGTGCGTACAACTATGACTCCGACTGATACTAGAGATACGCAAAAAGGAACGTTTATTAATAACAATAATAAGACCGGAGTTGGATTTATCACTAGCGATGTAATTAGGCCAGCTTCACCTATAACAACAGTGTTGACTAATGAAACATTTGTTACTGGCATGTTTGCGTCTGTGTCTAGTGATACAGTAGACACTAAAGTATTAAGTGTAACTGCTGGTGTAGGCGGAAAAGCGTTAATTACGTTTACCAATGCTATTCCTGCTAATAAACAAGTAGAATGGAAATTATATTCAAGTTCAACAGACGAAAGAGTTGCTCTTAGCAAAGTTTTAAGACCAAAGGCTGATTTATAATGCAATATTTTTATGACGGGCAGATAAGAAGATATCTTCTACAAATTATACGATTATTAAGCAATTTTGTTGTAAGATATGGCGATGGTACTTTAGTTAGAGTACCAGTAATGTATGGTGACCCTGACAGACAGGTAGCACATATTATAAATCAAAACAGTGAAAACACTACTGTAAGCGCACCTCGAATAGCAGTTTATGTAACTGAATTAGAGTTAGACACTTCTAGATTAGCAGATCCTAGTTTTGTGGGTAAGATGCATATTAGAGAAAGAGAGTATGACAGCATTGCTGGAGAATATACCAGTAGTCAAGGAGATACCTACACTATTGAAAGACTAATGCCAACTCCTTTTAAATTGTCAGTGAAAGTTGATATTTGGTCTACCAGCAATGATCAAAAGTTACAAATCTTAGAACAAATTTTAATGCTGTTTAATCCTAGTTTAGAAATTCAAACTACAGACAACTACATAGATTGGACTAGTTTAAGTGTTGTTGATCTAACTGCGGTAACTTACAGTAGTAGAGCAGTTCCTGTTGGCACAGCTACAGAAATTGACATAGCTACATTGACTCTTCAAACTCCAATTTATATCAGTCCTCCTGCCAAGGTCAAACGTCTTGGTGTTGTAACTAGTATTGTTACCAGTGTATTAGGTTCTATTGATCAAGTATCAGATTTTTATGTAGAAGGTCTAGGTTCAGACAATAACAAGAGTGAAAGCGGTATTGTAATTAGTAGTCCTCTTTTTGATATGAAAACTAATTTGTTATTTACATTAGAAGTAACTTCCAATCAACTTAGATTAATTTCTAAAAATGAATATATTAGTTGGTACAAAATTATAGAAATGAATCCTGATGTTTACAAAGAAGGACTTACTAAAATATATCTACGTCAACCGGACGGAACATATGTAATTGGTTATGTTGCTTTAAATCCGTTAGATGATACTATTATGACTGTAAATTGGGATTCAGATAGCTATCCTAGCAATAGTTCTATTCCGTCAACATATAGAAATTCTAGTTTGTTAGGATCATTTGACGCTATAATTGATCCTCAAAAGACAAGACCGGATACAACCACAGTGGGCACAAGATACTTAATACTAGAAGGCATCGGCGGAGGTTATAGAGATACATTTACAGCAGAAAACAGTGTTCATAAAATTGCTACAGACTTTTTAAGACGTAAAGTTAACGATCATAAAATTTTTGTTGACGGAGTTGAAGTAGGCAGTGGCGGTCCTAGCGAGCCGTGGAATCCTGCTAATCCTGCTATTTACAATAGCAATTATTATATAACATTAGATAATACTGCGCCAGCAGGCAGTGTTATTACGTATGAACTGTATATGAACGACGACGGCCCAGATGCATGGAAGAACACAGACGGCAGTGATTTTATTGCCGAAGCCAATGACATTGTAGAATGGAATGGATCAAAATGGAACGTGATATTTTCTGCCAGTGAAAGCTCAGATATCATGATTTATTTGACTAACCTTTACACAGGTACTCAATACAAATGGAATGGTGTGTATTGGAGTAAGAGCTTTGAAGGTGAGTATGGTAAGGGAGATTGGCGCCTTGGAATCTAAAGAAAAAATTACCTGTAGTGGTGCGTTATTTTATGCTAAATCAACTCAACGTGTTCTGTTTATACAGAAATCCAATGGCAAGCATCAAGGCACATGGGGTATAGTAGGTGGCACTAACGAATCTTTAGAAACACCATGGCAAGGGTTAACAAGAGAAATTCAGGAAGAAATAGGATTTGTACCTGAAATAATAAAAACTATACCTATTGAAACTTTTGTCAGCAATGATAAAATTTTTAACTTTCATACATATCTATGTATTATTGACAAAGAATTTATACCAACTTTAAGTAATGAGCATACTGGTTGGTGTTGGGCTGGAATAGATTCTGCTCCTAAACCTTTACATCAAGGCCTAAGAAATAGTTTTAATAATAAAATTGTAAGAACTAAATTAGAAACAATTTTTGAAATTATTGAAATACTTTAAGCATAAACAGCGTTTAGTAAGAACCATAAACTGCTAGTAACTGCTACATACTCGAGAGTGGTTCCAGCGCTATGGGCCACACCAGTGTTTACACCGCTGTTATTAATTTGACCGCCAACATGCGGATACACTGTAATAGCACTACCTAATGCGTTTCTCACGATTATTCTTTCGCCGCCCACTGGTGTAGGCAATAAAACACCACCACTACCGCTGTTTACATTACTAATTTGTCTAGTTAAAAGAGTAGCAGTACCTTGAGTAGATCCTGCTGCTGCAACGGCAGTATTATTACCAAATGCTACATACCCGCCATATTGTGCTAATCTAATAAGGCCGGCGTCAGTGACTTCAATACTAGGAACTCCTGACACATCGTTCACTGAAAAAATAGTCCCGGTAAGTGAATTAGTAATGCTGAATAGCTGACCAGCAGATCCTTCAAAACTTAATGTTCCGTTATTTGTAGGATAAACACGCAAAGTGATATTTTGAGGACCTAAAGACGCATTAGCGCCGCTAAACACGACTTGGGGGTCGTTAGCTGATCCTATATTAGGTGTTATTACAATATTTTTATCTGAATTTGCCATTTTTTTAAATTCTCATTGTTATTTATGTGATTTCTCAGAAGCTAATTTATCCATTAAACACTCCATTTTTCTAAAGGACAAATCTTAAATTTATATGAAATTACGTATTCTATAGGGCACGCACATTGTTCGCAGCTTGGCGCTCCTAGTATTATGGTTTGTTTTTCGCAGGCATTGCATAATTCTAGTCTAGCTTGTCTTTCTTGATCGCTAGTAATAACGTTAAAATTTTCTACATCTTTAATCATATATTAAAAATCCTTCTCATAGCATTAAAATTTTGTTCTATTTCACTAGCAGATAGTTGTCTATTATAAATTTCAACTATAGGCATGTTTCCGTTAAAATAATCATCAGCATTATCATGCCCTAATCCTATTCTTCCATTGCTAGCTGGATTTGTTGATGGTATGTTTCCTATATTTCTACTGGTATACAACGAACCATTCTTATATATTGCAGATGTGCCGTTGCTTTTCCAAGTACAACATATATTAGTCCAAGTGTTCAAAGGTATGACGGACGAAACACTGCCAAAAGCTAGATCATTATTACAACATGTTGACCCGTCTCCTATTCTAAAATAAAAAGTATCTGAGTAGGGTCCTATCCAAAACCAATCTCCGGCATTAGGAACATCGTCTTCTCTATTAACAAAGTAACCATTACCGCCATTATATCTTGTAGGATAAATCCAAAAATTCATTGTTCCTTCAGTTTTGTTAAATGCCGTCGATAACGGAATAGTGATATAGCTAGGATTTGAATAAGTAAAATTAAAAGTATTATTGGCATTGTATGTTAAATTGTTTACTGTAATTGTGCTTTGATTTATAGTATCTATTAATGCCTGTGTTGTGCTTCTTGACCCGCTTGGTCCTACAAACGGTGCTGTCATTCCGCTAGTAGAACTAAAAAGCACCTGCGGATTCTTCATTAAAAGATACCCGGTAGCTGCAAGTCTACCGCCGCTACAGCCTCCCGGATACAGTAACATCCTAAGACCTGAAGTTGCTGTTGCTGCGTTACCGTTTATTTGAATTGTTTGCCAAACGCCTAAATTTCCGTTAGGTAAAGCTGCAGATCCGCCAACTCCTGATCCTAAGTTTTCAAAGTTGGCCATGTAAGTGTCGCTAAGTGATGTAACGTCTGGACTTAAATAATAATCAAATGTAAATGTTGGAAATTGTCCTGCAGGAATAGTAACATCATTACCATGATAATGACAACCGTTTCCGCCTAAATCATATCTGTAAACAACATCGTTTGATGTAATAGTATAACCACCGTATGTACCTGAGTATATTCGCTGAAAGATACCTGTGCCATTAACAGCAAAGCTCACGTTATTGTTACTATCAGGTACAGGAACTGCGAATTGATTAGTAATAGGTTGACCCTTCCAGGATTTTGCTGTGTTAT